CTGTTGAAAATAAGTGAAAGGTCAAAAGGTCAAAACAATCCAAATTATGGTGGTAAATTACAAAATGATGAATATCTAAACAAGCAAATTGAATCGAATAGTAAAACTCCAATTAAGTCAACTGATATATTGACAGGAGAAATAGCCTACTTTAAGAATTCAAAAGAATGTGCTACATTCTATGAGTGTAGTTCATCCTCTGTTAGAATGAGTAAAAATAGATATCTATTGAAGAACAGATATAAAATAGAAAATGTTTAAAAATTAAAACCCTACTTTTCAGTAGGGTTTTTTTATTTCTGTTTAATTTCTAAATACCAGTTTGGAAATCCTTGATTCCACCAAGGTGATATATTAACATAGAATTTTAATCCATGTTTTTCTTCCTTTTCTTGTTCTTGTGAAAGTCCTTCACCCCACCCATCTGAGCATTGTCCTTCTAAATAATCTTTGATTGAGTCAATCTCATCACCTGTTAAATCTCTATTAGTTTCAATTTCACCAGTAATAATATTTTCATCTTTAAGTCCGGTTATTTCCATCCTTAAAATCTTAAAATTTTGATTAAATTCTCTATAAGGATAAAATTGTTTCAAATCTTCTTCATTAAAAGTAATTTGGATAGCATCAAATTCATCTTTACCAATTTCATTTTCTTCAAAATCTAAATCATACATTCTGAAAAACTTAGACATATCATTGTTATAAACTTGTTCAATCCATCTTTCAAAATATTCATCGAAGTTAGCTTTAACTTCTGATTTACTTAACTCTGGAGCTTGGTATTCTTCTTCCTCATCATCATAATCTCCAGCTGTTCCGTATCCTAAATCTAATTCATTAGCAATATCTTGACAAATATCATTACCTCTTTCATATTTTAAGAAGTCGATTAAATTATCATCTACTAAACTTCCCTCATCAATATTGAATACTTTTTTAACTGGAAACTCAAATGTGTAAATCGATTCGTTTTTTCTATCCTTTGGATTTTTTAACCAATCTGTGAATGTTCTTTTTATTTCTGCTTCAAATATTTTTAAGTGTTTCATAAAGTGATAATAAATGATTTAATTTTTTCTAGTTGAACTACATCAAAATCGTTTTCTTCTAATAGTGTAAGTATATCAATTTTAATAGTTTCAATATCATTGATTGTTTCAGTTGAATATTCATCAGGTTTGTAAGTATTATTTCTTACAACTCTTGAATCTGTATTAACTTGGTCAGAGCCTAAGTGTGTTCCTCCAAAAAAGTTTTCATATTTTTTAAGATTCCTCATTAATCTAAAATATTTATTACTTCTGGGTACCAATTACATTTTGTAGTGTCTTTGCCCTCATAATCTACTTTATCTAAAACATATCTGATAGCATTCAATCTGCCCACTTTTTTATCATTTGAGTTAACAATAATCCAAGGAGATATTCTCGATGCTGTTTCAACAAACATTTTGTTTTTAAACTCACCAATTAATTCGAATTGGTCAACTACTTTTGCATCATTAGGTGAGAATTTCCAATATTTAAGTGGAGATTCTTGTCTTAATTTGAATCTAAGTAATTGTTTTTCTTTTGTGATAGAAAACCAGAATTTAATTAATATTACTCCTTCACGAATCATCTTTTCTTCCCAGTCAAGAACATTTCCCATGAAGTCATTATATTGGTCCTCTGAGCAGTAACCCATAGCTGGTTCAACTACAGCTCTATTATACCAAGAGCGATCAAAGAAAACTATCTCACCTGGGTTTGGTAAGTATTTTTCATATCTACCAAACCAATTATTTTTTTCCTCTTCAGTTGGAACTCCCAAAGCAACAACTCTGAAGTGTTTAGGATTCATATATTCAACAAATCTTTTGATTGTCGATCCTTTACCAGCGGCATCACGTCCTTCAAAAACTATAGCTACTTTCTTTTTATTTTTAACTACCCATTCTTGTAACTTCATTAACTCAACTTGAAGATCATATTTTTCACCTTCATATTTCTTTCTTGGTAGAATTGACCATTCACCATCATCAAAATGTTCATCATCTGATAGAGTTTCTTTTTGTCTTCTAATTCGAGCGGCTAATGTGTTTATGTAAGCTACAAATTCTTCTTTAATTCTACGTCTTGTGTTTCTTTTTTCCAGAACTATAATTTGAGATATTTTTCTGAAAAGAGCTTCAACATTTAGTTCTCTAACTGCATCTTCTCCGAATTCTTTATTCATGATACCTAATAAAAAATTAACATCGATATTTTTAAATCCATCATTGAATTTAATTTTATTTGTTGTTGTATCATATTCGATATGTTTAAGAATACCAAGCTTTAGTTCTTCTAAAGTTATAACTAAATCATTTTTGAGCTCATCTAAATCACTATCAGATAGCTTATTGAAGTCATATTTTTCATTAAAGTTTTTAAATAGTTGAAATCTCATATACTTATATATTAATTTATCTATCGAATTTTATTATTATTCTGCGGCAAAGATTGTCCTCTTCGCGATAATTTATCTTATTCATCATATTATCTGTAATATCTTTGGCTGTAAAAAAGTATTGACTTTCGTTAAATCTTAGTATCATATCTTTTTATCAAATATGTAGAGGTCATAAATGTTATTGCCCCTAACTTTTTTTATACTTGTTAGAATTTTTCCAGTTGTTGAATCCAACACTTTAAAAACTCCTAAAGTTCTACCTTTATCAGTAATAATTTTTACAGTATTTCCCGGTTGTCCCATAGCTCCTAAAACCGCCACATATTGATTTCCATAAATTGATTTTAAGAACGAAATTCTTACATTTTCTGTGTTTTTCAAATTATTAATATAGGGATTTTCAGTAGCTTTAGTCAAGTCAAGTTTAGTATCAGTTGTTTTAACTTTAATTGAAACAAATTTTCTTTCTTCAGTTCCTAATGAAATTTCTTCTCTACTTTGAAGAACATTTTGTTTAACTAGATTTTGTTGATTTTTACGGATAACATTAAAATCAGATTTGGCTATTATACCACCTCTCATACCTTTATCGTTCATATTATAACCAATTGGTGGTAATCGATAAAATGATCCAGTAAATGTCATAGAAAGAACTCTATCAGCTCTAAACAGTCTCCAAATTTTTTCAATCTTTCTGTTTTGAGATACTGACCATCCATTTAAGTGCCAACCTCTAATTAAAATTTTACCTTTTGATGATCTTCCTATAACCATAAATTGCACAGCTCTTTCATGTCCAGCAAAGTGATTATCCTTTTCGCCTTTATAACTTATTAAGAAAATCATACCATATTTTATAGCTTTAATTGCTATCTCATCTGAATACTTAATTGGTTCATTAATTGGAACATTTTCAAAGTCTTTAATTCCTTTTAGAGAAAACTTAGGCAAAAATTCTCTATCTTCCTTTAAATCATTATAGGACTCTCTCACAACATATTCAACTGGTTTGGTATTGTAGTAGGTTTTAGCTTGTGTCAAATTCATTAAGTCTAAATACTTTTCTGTATATATTAAACTTTAATAGGCACAAAAAAACCCCAGATAAATCTGAGGTTTTTTGTTAAGTTTTCGGTGAGATTACTTAACTGCTGTAGTTGTATCAACAACTGTTGTAGTTGTATCAACACATACTACTGTATCAAGAACAACAGCTGTAGAGTCAGTTGTAGTTGTGGTAGTTTCAGCTGGATTGCTTGTGCAAGAAGCTAAAGCTAAAGTGATTCCGAAAATTAAAATTAATTTATTCATGTAATTTAGTTTATTTTTATTTATATATTACGAATTGATTCTTTTGTTTTATAATTAAATAATTTTTTTTTGGTTTTTTAAGATTTAAAAATAATATATATACTGTTATGATTAGAAATTCTGAAGATGCTAATAAGTATTATCAACTTATCAATCAGTATATAGATGAATATACTGATACTCATAAGATAAAACCATCAAAACTGGGAAATTATCTTAAAAATAATCAAAAACTAGTTCGATTTATCGAAAGAAAAGGTTTAAAAGAGGTTAAAAATATTAACCAAGTAATTAATGATGTTATAAACGATAGAATAGCCATGGAAAAAGATTTAGTAAGAACATTTGAAAGCTTTAAATTTTTTGAATCCGAAGAATTTAAGATTATTAATCTGAGACAATGTTTATATAAAGGTATTGATAAATCTAATATTCACCACGAAAAAATACTAGCTGATTATTTTGATGTTTCTTTAAGTCACGTTGATATAATTGACTCAGATAAACACATTTTCAAAATTGAATCTTTAATGGGTGATTTTGAATGCGTTATTTACACCCAAAATGAATTAGAAATAGTCAAAGAAAATATGAAAGAATATTGTTTTGAACAGGTTTTCAATAAAAGAATTAAGTTAGAAGGTGTTTCTATTGAACTCAATGTAAATGTTAAAGATTTTATTGATACTGAAAAGTTTAATAATCATATTAATGAAATATTGACAATTGATAAAGTTAAAGAGATAGTTAGCGTGTTACTTTCTTGTGATAAATCGTTTCATATCCGTGGTTTGACAACAGAGCCGGATGAAAAGGGTAATTTTATCGGAATAAATCCTACTCATGTCAATATCCTTAGATAAAATTTTATTCTAACTTACCAAATCTTTTATTTTTAAATCTCTGATTTCTTTTTTAAAAAAGTCAGTAGTATTAACTTGTCCAGGATCAGGTATTCTTTTCTGTAATAGTCGAACTAAGATATGACCAGGTAATCCAGTCATATCTATTGTACATTTCGACCTTTTTGATTTTTGTATATGTATTTTAGTATCAAAAAGTTGATAACTTTTGATTTCTTTGGTTTCTACTTTCGTGTCCAAAGACTTAACTATTTTTGATTTTAAGAATAAATTCATATAAAAAGCTGCAACATCATGATATAACTATTATATAATTTCTGAAACTAAGTATCCTTTTAGCCTGTCTAGAGTTTCTCTTTTACCTAAAATAAACATAGAATTTTTAACATCAATACCTTGTGAATTATAAATAACTGTCTTCCTCAATAATCCTAATACTTTTCCTGATTTTAATCCGTTAGAATTAATATAGTCAGTTAGTATATTTGAAATATTATCAAATGTCCAATCGGTAATGTTATTTAGTGAATTAATTACACCACTTACGATACCTAAATCGACATCATCTATCTTTACATTATCTTTCCTTGAGAAAAGATTGTTTATAATCGGCGCAAAATCGTGCTTGAAATTACAACGTTTTTTTGCTTCTGTGATTAATGCAGATTTTTGTACATTTGATAGGTTAGAAAGGTCTAATCCGTCAACTAATACATCATCGGACACTTTGTGTTGAATCCATTGTGAGTTTATCCAAATAGCTTTTGGCATATCGAATCTTGCTCCAGACTTATGAACTCTATCTAAAGAGAATGAATTAATCATATCATCCATAGTTAACAATTCTTTATCATCACCTGGGTTCCAACCTACAAGTGCCAATGCGTTAATAAAAGCATTAGTATCATAACCTAAATCTTTCCAACCTTTTTGATAAACTCCATTATCATCAGTATAACCGATTGGTGCAATTGGAATACCGTATTTAGCTGCAGTTCTTTTAGAAAGTTTACCTTTACCGTCTGGATTCATAATCAGGGGTAAGTGGGCAAATGTTGGAATATCCCAACCAAAAGCTTTATAAACCAAGATATGAAAAGGAGTTGAAGGAACCCATTCTTGACCACGAAGAACGTGAGTCACTCCCATATCGTGGTCGTCACAAACATTACAAAGATGGTATGAACCAATTCCGTTAGATTTAAGTAAAACCTTATCATCAAGTTGGTTTGTATTAATAGAAATATCACCAAGAATAGAATCAGTGAAATTAATATCAATATTAGCAGGAACTTTGAAACGAATAACATAAGATGTTCCAGATGCTAATAGTGTATCAACATCAATATTGGACAAACTAAGTGAGTTTTTCATACTCATACGAGTAGAAGCATCATATTTGAAATTTGAGTTACTTTTATGAGCGACATCTAAATCATCTTTGGTGTCAAAAGCATAATAAGCAAAACCGTTATCTAACAAGAATTTAATCTTATCGGAATAATCTCTTTCAGATTGAATAAAGGAACCAACAGAAGGATCTGGGTTCCAGTAAGAAGCATCAGGAACTATACCAAGCCAATCAAGTGTATCCTTGAAATATTGTAGGAATGATGGTGTGTAACGATCACGATCGGTATCTTCTAAACGAACAATAAATTTACCTCCATGTCGTTTAGCTAAGAAGTAATTATAAAGTAGAGTTCGTAAATTGCCGATGTGCATGAAGGAATTCGTTGGACTCGGAGCTATCCTTGTTACTATTTTTGACATATGGGAATGTTGTTTTTAATATAAAATACAAAAGTAAGGAATATTTTTATGAAAACAAAATTTATTTATTGTTTAATCAGTTTCTAATACTTCATTCCAAATATCATATTCTTGTTTCATACTTTGAGTAATTCTTCTAATTTAAGTTCTCTTATGATGGGTAAAAGAAGGATTTCTATTTCAGAAATATTTGGTTCTATTGGTAAATCTATTCTCGTGTTTAACTTCACTACTTTAGACCATTTTGAATAGTCCCAACTTTCAAATCCTCTTGATGTTTTTATTACAAAAACATGATTTCCTTTATCAGTTGAACTAAACCACCCGTAAATTACAGATTTTAAATATTTTTCCTTTTCTTCTTTGTCTATTGAAATCATATTCCTAATTCTTTCAAGGCTTTATCCTATAATATTGTTTATCGTGGTCTATTTGACTACGTGAAATCCAAATCTCTCTTTCAGTAATTGTATCTAAAACTTTAACATCATGTGAAAAACCGCTCCAATTAGTGGATTCCTCAATAACTTTACACTCGATATGTAGTCCACCGCCTATACAACAAACACGGTCTCCTTTTTGATAAACTTTATCAGAATTGTGAAAGTCTTTCCTATCCATGATGGTCTATTTTCTCTAACGATTTTGTTTTCATAATCTCGATGATTTCATTAATATGAAATGGTCTGAACTCTCCGAATAACCTGTAAGCCACATCAATTCCAACATCCATACTTTTGTTGAAATCTTCTATACTACCGTGTGAGTGTCCATAAAGGTGTATAACTCCTTTATGTGAACCGTTCCATACTCGGTGTGAATAGTGTGATAGAAAAAACTTATTTTTGCCGTGTTGAATGTAATCAACATCTTTTATAGTTAAAAATGAGTCCTTATATAAATCTATATGTTCATCGTGATTGCCTCTTAAAATATGTATATTCTGACATCTTAGAGAATCTCTATAAATTGGTGTTTTATTGTGTCCACCGAAACAGAAATCACCTAAATGATAAAGTATATCATCTTCTTTTACATACTTGTTAAAAGTTTCAGTGATGTTTTTGTTCATTTCATTTACTGAATCAAATATTCTATATCCAGATTTCCAATTTGAAATCTTTGGTCCCGCTATGTTAGTGTGTGAAAAATGTGTGTCACTAGTTATCCAAATGTTCATAATACAAATATAAGGTAATTTTTTCTAAATATATAATCTTATTATGAATTATTTAGATGATTATGGAAAGTTTAATCCTAAAACTAAGTTAGATGCTAAAACTTATGTTGAAAATAATTATTATGCCTTAAAACAGATAATGAATATTGATGAGGATGATTATGATTCAATTGAAGATGTTAGGAATGTTCTTATAGAATATTTTACTCGTTTTCCAGATCAAATATCACGAGTTAGTTTAAATACATTTGGAGTTTCTAAGAATTATGTTCCAAGGTTAAATAATATAGGCGGTGTTATTAAATATAGATAAAAAAGAAACCCAGAAATTAATTCTGGGTTTCTTTTATTTTATCTATTACACCTCTTTCAAAAAGTTCTTTCAGAACAGATTGACAAGTGTAGGGTTTATCGTAGTAATATTCGATATTTTTTAGAATGTTATTTATACCAGCTTGATATAAAACATCTAAGTTATATCTTCTTATTTCTAAGTTTCTTTGACTTAACAAATTTATAATTATCTGTTTCATATCAGTTGGTTTATTTTTAGTTGAAAAGATCTCCAGCATCAAATGATTCTGAATCCATTGTATCATCTACATCATTTCCAATAATATCACTGAATTGTTTTTCAGTTTCTTCTATCTCATCTAATGATTTGAATCTGAAATAATCATTTACAATAGGTTCCATTTTCTTTAATACATCCATTGTGAATATATCCGATGTGAATAGTTGTTTTGTTGTAACTGACTTATCTAAGTGATAAATATACCATCTGTTTCCACCTGGTGTGAAATTCATTTCTCCTGTTTTCTTATCAACTTCCATTTTTCCTTGAGCAATTCCAATTTGATTAAAATATTCTGGACGACAGAAGGCATCTAATCCAGTATATGGATTCATACCATGTGCGAATGAAATATCAAATCTGATTTTCTTAGGTTTTGCAAGACGGTTTTTAGCTGTTTTAAATAGAACTGATATACCTGATTGTCCTAAGTCCATATCATCTTCTTCTCCAGTTTTTAGTTTTGATTTTGACATGAATCCAATAACTGATGCTGAGTATAAGAGACCATTTCCACCTTTTAATTTTTCCTGTGGAAAAAGATCTAAAGTTAGATATGTGTGATTACATACTATCATAGGAATATCTAAATAACCAAGATCTGTGTTGATACTTCTAAACATTGAGCCAAGAGCTTTTGCTTTTGTCATATCTTGTTTAATATCACCTTTTAATAAATCTGCTTTTTCTTTATTTGATGCCATTTGACCAAGTGAATCTAATACAATCATCAATTTAGGTAGTTCAAATCCTGCTAATTTTTGTTCTTTCAATTCATCAACCAGTTGAGTTAGTGTTATATTGACATCTTCAACTTTATTTGAACGAACTAGTCTGAACTTTTCTAATGAATTATCAATTCCAAATTTTGGTAGATCTTCTAAATCAATTGCTTGTTCAGTATCAATATAAATAATTGAATAACCAGATTTCTGTGCATGTTTTGAAACTGAGTAAGCTATAAATGATTTACCCGCTCCTGATTCACCAGCGAATGCTGTGATTCTATTACTTGCGATACCACCTCCTAATAATCTACCTGATAGAGCGACATCTAATAAATAGACACCAGTTGTAATAAATGTTTTTTCTTTAATTTCTTTTTCGATTTGAATTGGAATCGTTTTAGCAATGTTGTCTAATATAGAACCTACTTTACTGAATTCGAATTTTTTGATTTCTTTTGTCTGTGATTTAGCCATTTTTTTAAATAGTTATTTTTTTATACTGTATATATACCAAATACATCACCCCTTTTCAACTTTTTTCAAAATAATTTTGAAAGAGGGTATAGATTTTTAATATATAGAAGTATGACAAGATTAGAATTTCTAGAGAAAGCAAGGAATATTCACGGTTATAAGTATAAATATCCAAATTTGGATGATAAAATAACTTTAAAAGATAAAATTGAAATCTTTTTAGAAGAGGATTCTTTTACTCAAACCGTTTCTAAACATTTGATGGGTAAATGTCCTGAAAAACAAATCAATAAAAGAAGTAGTAAAGATTTTATAGAAGAAGGTAAAGATGTTTGGGGTGAAAAATATGATTATTCATTGGTTGAATATAAAGGTTCTCTTAGTGAGGTCAAGATTATATTAGATGGTTTTATCTATTCGCAAAGAGCATCATCTCATTTACAAGGTATATCACCAGAATTTAGAAAATTGAAGGAACATTCAGATTTAGAAAATTCAGATATTATTGGTGGAAAAGAAATAGAGGAGTTTTTATTGAAGTATAAAATACCACATCAAAAAAATAAAAGATTTGGATGTTTAAAGTTTCAATTTTATTTAACTGAAATCAGAACTGTTATTGAATATCAGAGTCAATTACATTACAATTTACAAAATGTGATTGACTGGAATAATAAAAAAAGAGATTACTGTGAAGAAAATTTTATTAATCTTATTATAATTAAGTATGATCAAGAGAATATAATTTGGGAGTTGTTATGGGATAATTTAAAACTATTCATAAATGATAAGAAAACATAATCCAAAAAATAGTGGAGATAGTTTTTCCGGCACATCAATCAATTCAAATTTAGAAGTAATTTGTGAAAGTTGAGATTTTAGATTATGTATAGATTCATCGAATAAATTCTGAGAATTTTCATCTAAATAAATTTCAAGTCTAGATCCATCACCTATACCTTCATTATTGAAATCAACTTTTATACATTTTTTGTACTCACCATCAAATTTCTTTGATTCTTCTGGGTATTTTCTTTTTAATTTACTTAGAAGTCTATCTGACATGAAGTGATATCCCGGTATAAATTTTCCTCCCTCAAAACTTATTATCATTCCATAGTCAGTGATGTAATCTTCAAAACATTCTTTTACACTTTCTTCTATTTCATCGATTATCTTCCCATCATCAAATGATTCATTGAATCTCTTAATATGTTTCATAATTGTATATATAAAATTAAATATATAGTACAGAAAAAGATTTTTTAAATATGTCTAAAAACAAAGGAACATTAGTATCATCAACTATAAGACCAATTTCAGCATCATCAAGTTATCCAACAGCTCATGCTAATGAATTGTTAGGTGGTTTCCAAACTGTGAATGATATTATCTCAAGAGATAACATTGTCACTCAGAGAAGGGCTTTTGGTATGTTAGTTTATGTTGTAGTAACTGATGAATTTTATCAGTTAAAAACCGTAAATTCTCTAAATCTTTCGGATAATTTAAACTGGTCTTTGGTTCCTTTTGGTGCCTCTTCTAACAATACTGACTGGGTCAATTCTGTTATAAGTAGAAGTAATACACCACCAGGTTCTCCTAACATTAATGATAGATATTTAGTAATAATTGGTTCTGGTGCTTGGGGAGGATATGATAATTTAATAGTAGAGTGGAATGGAACTATTTGGGTAGCTACAATTCCAAGTGAAGGAATGGCTGTCAAAGTAGATGATGAAACTAATTCAATTTATTTTTATGAAGGAAGTTATTTTCCACTTGGTTCTTGGAATCGTAAAGATTTTGTCTTAAATCCTTTAGAGATTTTATATAATATTCCTAGTGTAGATACGATAAATGTTGGAACTAACTCAGAGTATTTAATTTTTGGTAATTTAAATGTAGATGGTCAGATAAACACCTGGGGAAAAGTTGTAATTTTAAATGGTACAATTTCTGGTACTGGATCTGTTGGTATTTATGGAAGTGGTTCTGTTGAACAATATAATCTTTTAACTGAGATATATGGTGGAACTGGTATTTCTATTGCTACTCAATCACCTTATACTAGAATAGTAAGTGTTGATTTGATTGCTGGTACAAGTATATCAATTAGCAATTCAGGTAATTCTGTTGTTATTTCTGCTCAACATCAATCTCAAGATTATCCAAAACATGTTATTGTACCAGGTGAAACAATTACTATTCCTGATTATCAAGAATATTGGATATATGGTGATTTAACAGTTTATGGAACATTGGATATTGGAACTTATGGTAAAGTAGTTGTGGCAAATGGTGCATTTATGGCTGCTACAGGTTCATTGGTTAATAATATGGGTAATGTTGAAGTTTATGATTTACTAACTGTTGCTGATGATAATTTGAAGATTGATATAACTGAGATTAGATATGGTGGTGCTAATAGAATTCTCTTTGAAAGTGATTTGAAATTTATTCCACTTATGGGAACCTATGCGAGAGTAATAACTGAATCAAGTAAATTTGTTTATTCGACTTCAAGTTCTTACACTACTTCAACGACCCCTTTGGGTTTAGAGAATTACTTAGGAGTTGGTACATCTGATCCGTTAAAAAAGTTTCATGTTAAAAACTCAGGTATCTTAATTGATGGTATTTATCCTGAACAATCACTTGGATTGGGTAATCCAAACTATGCTAGATTTGTTATCAATACAGATACAGGTAATACTCAGGATTTCCTTAATTTTAGAAATAATTTAGGCACAGTTTTAAATGTCGCAGGTGGTATAGATGGTGGTATTAGATATCCAAGTATTTCAATTGGAACGAGTTCATCAACAGGAGTTGTGAGTATTTACGATTATTCGGGTAATAACCTACTTTCATTATCAAGATTAGGATCATTTAGTCAAACTAACTTAACTAATGGATTTCAATTAGTTAATGGTATGGTAGATTTTGGTCTGGCAACAATCGAATTATCTGGTTCTTATTGGGACAATGGTTCTGGTACTTATAGACTCACAGGAATCGCTGGTGCATTACCCGGTGGAACTTATGGTGTGGGTTCATCAATCTATGATTCAAATACGGATTTATGGAATCAAATGATAGTTCAAAGTGATTATGTTTATGCTTCCGTTTCTGATTTGACAAATTCAATTTATAATAGTATGATGATATATACACATAGTGTTGTTTTATCTTACATTGGTTTATCATCCTATGATATTACTTTAGATGATATTGGTGCTAGATTATCAAGTATTCCACAATATGCTAATGATTCAGCAGCTGTATCTGGTGGATTACTTTCTGGATATTTATATGCAACTAGTTCGGGTGGTGTTACAAGACTTTGTATAGTTCCTTAATTTGAACTAAGATTTAATAAAACAGTTTCTAGGTTTTCTTGTGTGAATCCGTGTAGTGGTTTTCCGCCATTTTTCAAATAATCTTGATACAATTGTTGATAATCGTTGTAAGTATATAGATTTGAAGTTATTTCGGAATAAAGAACATCAGTATCATCTTGAGAAATTGTGCTATTTCTTAATTTAATAGAACCATAATTTGGTCCCATTGGTCCAACTGGTGCGGTTGTTCCCCCACTAGCACCACCAACTGTTTGGTCAGCAATTGGAATATTTCTTTCATTAAATTGTTTCCAAGATTTAATCATTTTTTATTGGTAATTTTTCAAAAAACTCATCTTCCATCTCTAAAGAGAATTCATCTTTATTTGTATTGTAGATTATATTGTAGAGAATATTATCCATTAATTTAATTTTCTCACCATTTTTTAGAGTCATTATTGAAGTTTCATCATCAAATTTGTTATAAATCTGTAAGATTTGTATACCGATTTTGCCATCTTTATCAACTAAATTACAGATAACTTTTTTACCTCTTTCTAACAATTGAGATATTTTGGTAAAAGTTGATTCTTTTGATAACATTCTAAGATCCATCATATCTTCTTCTGATGTTTCATCATAGTGGTCTAAGAAATCTTGTTCAGATTTAGATAGTTTAATTTTATTAGATATTTTATCTAATATTTGATTCAAACGAATCTCTTTGAGAGATTCATCTAATTTGAAATAAGATATGAATTTATTGAATGTCATGACGTTATTTCTATTTTTCATATAACATATATATTAAGAATGATAATAGAATTTATATATACTTCATAACCTAAAGTTAATTAGATGGATAAACAACTTTTAAATGCCTTAGATAATTTATCTGTAGCTCTAGAGACACTTTCACAATCTCTTGATAAGAAAAATGGTGAGTTAAAATCACCAACTGGAACAGCTTTGCAATCTGGTGATTTTTCTAAAGAATTAACAGAGATTAATAGAAGTATTCAAGATATTAAATCTGATACTAAGAAAATTCTTGATAATCAAAATACCATTATCAAACTTCAAAAAGAGAAGAAAGATGGAAGTATGAACGTTTTTGAGGGTAGTGGTAAAGACCAATCCAAAAAGATGGTGAAAGATGGTATAGGAGTTATTATTTTAATAGCTGCTGCTGTTTTGGCAATAGGTTTAGCTTTTAAGTTAATCGGAACTGTTGATTGGACATCTGTTTTGGCAATTTCATTAGCTCTTCCTATGATAGCTTTTGCCTTCGAAAAAATGGCAAAAATAAAAGATTTAACACCAAGTAAAGTAGTTCTAATTGGATTGTCACTTGTGGGGTTATCAATAGCTATCATGTTATCATCGAAGTTTTTAAGTCTTGTTACACCTATAAGTTTATTCCAGGCACTGACAGTGGTTTTTATCGCCGTTGCATTTGGGGCAGCTGCATTTGGTCTTGGTAGTCTTCTTAAAGCATTTAAAGACATAAAAGTGACTGATGCTTTGAGAGCTTCGTTAGTTTTACCAATAGTTTTATTAGCTGTGAGTATTGCAATTGCAGCTTCTTCAGTTGTTTTACAAGCAGTTCAACCAATAGGATTATTTCAAGCTCTTACCGCAATTTTGATAGCAGCCGCATTTGGCGTTATGGCTTATGGATTAGGAAAACTAATTGGATCTTTTAAAGGCATAGATCCTCTAACTGCCTTAGTCGCAGCAACTGTTATGCCAATTGTTTTGGTAGCTTTGTCTATGGCAGTCGTTGGAGCATCTTTCTATTTTCAATCTATTGTTCCAATTGGTTTGTTCCAGGCTTTGACCGCGATATTAATTTCAGCGACTTTCGTTGTCTTATCCTATTCGGTCAAGCCTCTTTTGGAAGGTGTTAAAGGTGTTAGTCCGAAGGATATATTTGTTGGAACTTTAGCAATATTAGCATTGACTGGGGCTATTGTTGGAGCATCTTATCTTATTAATCAGATGGAAATTGTACCATTAGGTACGTTATTTAATTTTGTAATGACTTCTATCGCAGTTGCTATAAGCACTGTCATTGTTGCATTAGCTGTTAGAGCTGTCAGTACGATTGGTAGTGTAAAGCAATATTTACAGGGTGCTATTTCAATGGTTATATTAGCAGGTGCTATCGATTTATCTTCTCAACTTATATCTTTGGGTAGTTATGACATTTATCCTGGTTGGGAATGGTCATTAAGTGTGGCTTTGACTTTAACTATATTTGGATTTGCTGGAGCTATTCTTGGAACTCAGGCCATGAATCCAACTTTTTATGCAGGATTATTATTAATTCCAGTTGTGGCACTAACGATTGTGGCTACTGCGGCGGTTCTTGGTGCTGGTGTTTATGATACCTATCCAAGTCCTTCTTGGGCATTAGGAGTTGGTTTATCTTTAGGATTTTTTGGATTGGGTGCAGTTCTTTTAGGAACACAGGTATTTAATCCGTTTTTCTATGCTGGTTTAGGAATGATTTCGGTTGTTGCTGTTGCAATAGTGGCGGTATCTTATATTTTTGAACAGGGTTCTTATAAAGTTTATCCTCCTTCTGATTGGGTTATACCAACGATGTTAATATTGGGCAGCTTTGCTGTTATGTCTGTTGTTTTAGGTATTATGAGTCCATTTATAGTATCTGGTGCAATAGCCGCGTTGATGATTGCAGGAACAATTTTTGCGATAGATTTAGCTTTCACACAAGGTTCTTATAAAGTTTATCCTTCTTCAGAATGGACCACTTCTTCGATTGCATTGATAGGAGCTTTTGCTGGTTTGGCAGTATTTGTTTCTTTACTTAGTCCGTTAATTCTTATAGGATCACTGACACTAATTGGTGTTGCCGCTACCATTCTAGCTATTGATGAGATTTTCAATTCAGGTGAGTGGAAGATATTCCCAAATAAAGATTGGGTTGATGGAAGTATATCAGCTATTACTCAATTCCAAAAATTGATGTCTGAACAGAGTGTATTGGGTGCCATTGGAGAGGGAGTTTCTGGACTATTTGGGGCTAGCTCAGGAGATTCAATAACTGGTATTGCTCAGATGATTCTAAGTGTCGATAGAATATTCAGTATGGGTGATTTCACTAAGTATCCAACTCAGAATTGGATAACTGGTGTTCATGTGAGTTTACTTCAATTTAAAAATGTATTAAATGATGAGTCATTGGAAGATATTGATAGTGCTGATTCGGTTGTAACTATTGCTAAGTCAATTGGTTTGGTTTCACTTGCTTTATCTATTGGTGATTATACTAAATATCCAAGAGCTGAGTGGATTGATGGTACAATTTATGCTTTATCAAAATTCAAATCAATAATTAATTTATTAAATTTTAATGATTTAGGTGGAGGTGGTATATTTGGAGGAATATCTTCGTTGTTTGGTGGTACAAGTCCATTAGAACAGGCAGTATCAAATATTACTCTTCTTTCAATTGCTTTTGAGAAATTGGGCCAGGCTATGAATTCATTCACTAATGCTATTCAAGGTATTGATATGGATAAATTATCAACTATTAAGGGTATGACAAGTAATGTTATTCTGTTGTCTTTAATGGATGCTGATATGTTGGATAGTGTTTTGGATAAGATGGAGGAAAGGGGTGGTGTTTTTGCCGATCTTATTAAAAACTTTGAAGATGATAAGAGTGGTTCTAAAGTTTCAACACCTGTTAAGCCAACTGCTAGTGCTGGTTCCAATCAAAAATCAGATGCCCAAGTATTAGGTGAGAAGGTTGATAATATGACAGCTATATTAGCTGATATTTCTACTGTGGTCGGTTCGAGAGGTACACTTAAATCGTATTTAAATTCTATCAAAGAAAAACAATTAACTGGTGGTTCTAATGCACCTTCTTCAGTTGGTCGTTCAGATAAAAGATTAAAGAATATTATTAAGAAAATAGGAACATCAATCTCAGGTATTAATGTTTACTTATTTACATATACATTTAATCCAAAAGTTATTTATCAAGGTGTAATAGCACAGGAGTTAATTAATACTTCATATGAGGAAGCTCTTTTAGTCGATAAAAATGGATTCTATTCAGTAGATTATTCTAAAATAGATGTGGAATTTAAACGACTTAAAACAACTTAATTATTGATTTTACTTATAATAAGTATGGGAATTTTTAAAGATTTAAGATTATTTTATTCTTATAAAAAGGCGATTAAGAAAAATCGAGTTCAATTAGAAAGTCAATTTTTTATCAGAATTGATAATGCGGATAGAATGTATACCGTGTTGAATGTTCCAACAAATTTAGTGGATGAACCTTACAATTTAAGGAAAGAAGACATTGATTTGATATCTCAAAATTACATTAAAGAGTATATTTCTGAGTTATCAAAATATTTGAATTCTGTTGGAGTTTCAGAGATGTATGATTTCTATGAACCTATCAAAAAAGTTGATAAATATTCTTACCTAATTGTTTTGGGTTTTAAGCAATTGGATTCAGTTGAGATAAATAAAATCATGTACAGAGTATTAATACCTACAATCAGTGTTTTGAGTTTGATAGGTTTCATAATATTCTTATTGAAAAGTTAAACAAACCTTTTTAATTTTTTTATAATTAAAAAATAAAATCTATAATGAGTAAATTTTACGAGGTATCAGAAGATGGTCAACAACAATTCTTCAAAGTTTTCAACAAGAAGTCATTTCCAATTTCAGTTGGATTTCAGTTTATTGGTTCTGAAAAGCAAAAACAATTAATCAAAATATCAAAATTGGCTGACCAATATGGTTTCCTTTTGAATAAGGAATTATTAGTATCAATCAATGAGGATCTTTTGAATGTATTTGATGAAGAATCTATTTCGATCTTAATTGAACAGGAAATTGATAAGGTTTCAATCGAAACTGAATCAGGAAAAATTAAAATGATTAAACCTGATTTATCAACATTTTCATCCCTAATCACTAAATATGGTGTTGAAAAGGTTGCTAAGGCAAACCAAGTTGAAGAGTTATATCAACAACAAAAAGTTGATGGATCTGAAGAGTTTAGTTTTTAAAAAATAAATAGAAAATAAATAGAAAATGAATTTAACAAAAAGATATATTAGTGCTCTTACTAAGAAGTATGAGGCACAAATAGAAGAAGCAAAGGCTAATTTAGCACTTTACTTTTCAGGCACAAATTTAGCTGCAATTGGCGAGCACTCTGACTTATTGACTGAACATGATAGATGGGTGGGTCAATATGCTGATGCTAAAGATAAATTAGAATCATTAAATCTTCTCATAGAAGAATTAGGATTAAAAAAATAAATAAAAATATGAGTCAAATAATTGAAACAAATGTAGTTAAACCAGAACTTTCATTTTTTGAAAATGAGGTTTTAAATCGTCTTTTAAATTTTGATAGAGAACTATCGCTAGATTCTAAATCAGAAGCTGTTGATAGTTATATCAAAAATAATCCGGGTCATGGATTAACAGAAATTGAAAAAGATGTTCTTTATGCACAATCACAAGAGTTGTATAAAGAATACAAAAATACATTAAGGGAAGTGAAATTCAACTTCTATCTTAATAGATCAGAATATAATCTGATAACAGATTTAATTCTTAAAAAATTAGAATATGATGTAAATACCGTTTTCATCGCAATTGAACTAACAGAGTTGATGGGTGGAATGAGTGGTGTTAAATATTCTAATGATGTTGAAACTAAATGTTTTGAAGTAACTGCTACTGAGTTAACTTACATTTATCACTTGATACAAAATCACAAAGTAAGAGGTCTTACAAAAGAAGCTTATTCTTTTTCAAAAGTTCTTGTTAGAATTGGCAACACTTCTAAAGTGATTAATTACTATGATGCGTTGGCAAAGAGATTACCGGAGGAAATACAACAATGGGCTCTTAGAATGGATGCCTCTGATGTTGTAAAGGGTGAAGCTTTAGAATGGATACCAACAACACAAACAGAAGTTTAAAAAATAAAACCCTCTCCGGAGGGTTTTTTTTTATGATATGAAAGAGAAAATTAAAAAAATTAAGTATTTGAGATGTAAAAGAAATCCCTTAATTTTTAGAAATTACACTGTTATTTGTATCAATAATAAATTAATCTCTTATTCAGATTATTTGTTGAAAGTTGAAGAATAATTTATTCTATATCTCCTCTTTTTCTAAGAGTGTGAAGTATTTGAATTATAGTTTCTTCACTAATATCTGATTCGATTGAAAGTTGTTTGATGTCAGTCAAACCTTCCTCATAAAGTTCCTTAACAAAATCCATATCACTTAGTGTGAAGTCTTCAAATTTATAATTTTCCTTAATAAAACTTAAAAAATTTAAAATTCTTTCTTCGACTTTAGTTACTTTTTCTGGTAATCCTTTGTGTTTTGTTTTAGCAAAATCTTTAAGAGATTTAGTTCCTTTCTTCTTACCTTTTTTCATAAAAGATTTTGCTACATCTTTAATTACTTTTGGCGCATCTTTTAATTCACCCTTTGCATAAGCATAAGCGGCTCCTAATAATCTTTGTTGTGCTTTTGATTTAGCTGGCATGTTAGTAATTAATTTAATCTATATATTTAATATTAATATTTAAAAGTTCTTTTCCGTATTTGATTGATAGTTCTTTTCCTTTTTCTGTAAGAGTTATTAACTTGCCTTTTTGGTATTCAGATAATTTCCAAATACCATCACCTTCATATTTTTCTATGAAAGCTAATCCGGATTTACTTAAATCTTTAGTATAGTATCTACTTCTTTTGTTTATCAAAATTGCTAGTAATTTTAGTTTTAAAGCTATTTTATATTGAGAACCTCTATACTCTTTTTTAACGGACATTACTTCGTGATAAGGTATTTCATCATCTGAGATACTGAATATTACACGACCAACTAGTACATCACTTTGATATGCTTCGATACAATAGGTATCATAATATTCTTTTGGTCCTGCATAGATTATTTCTTCTTTAGATTCTTTTATAAACTCTTTAAATTTGTTAATCATTTCTATTTTTTATTTTATAGGACAATGTGATCCTGACCAAATATATTTATAATTTCGTTTGATTTTAACACCCAATTTTTCTGCTAAGGTGACAACATCTTCTAAACATTCTGAATCAGAACCACCCACTATTTCTACGGTTTTACTTTTTAATGATTGTAAAATATCATAAAGCTTTTTTGGAGAGTGAAACCAAACGTGATTATTACCTATGTAAACAATAACGGTTCCTTCTTTAGTTGGAAAGATATCTCCTTTTTTAAGTTGTTTTTTATCTTCTAATTCAGATATTTTTTGATATGTTTCTTTATCAAGGATTTTCTTGTAGAAGTCTGCATCAACATCATAGTTATATCTTTTTTCTATTCTTTCTTTTACGTTAGGAAAATTGTAGAATTCATCTGAAATAGGAATATCTGGATTTTCATCATATAGATAATCTTTATCTACATTTTTTCCCTCGTGATGATTATCGAATATTTGATAAACATTTTTAAAGTTATTACAATATTTAGTTAATTGGTTTATATACATTTCTGTAAAGAACTTTGAGAAGCTCCTCTGAACATCCACGATGATTAAGTTTTCAATTGTGTTGTGATTTTCAAATGTTTTAATCCATTTCATATAGTATATATTAAAAAAAGAATATCACAAAATATTGAGCTTGAGCTTGTCCTTTTTATATATACAATAAAATAAATTTTTTTATGGAATATAAAAAGTGCACTCAGTGCGGAATTGAAAAAGAGATATCGAGGTTTTCAAGAAGAAAAAATTATTACAGAAGCGGTTGTAAAGATTGTGCAAAGAAATATGATAGAGAATATCAAAAAACTGATAAAAGAAAATCATATCTCGAGAAATTGAAGACCGATAAGAAAAGAATAGAATACAAGAGAAATCATAGAAAAGGATATGAAAGTAGTGAAACGAGGAAAGTGTATGAAAACTCAGAAAAGTATAAGGACTATAAACGGACATATAATAGAAACTATATTAAAAAGAGAAAACAAATCGACACTCTTTTTAAGATATCAATTTCAATCAGAAATAGGATACGTGAAAGTCTAAGCCAATTTGGTTTTACTAAGTGTTCAAAAACAAGAGAAATTCTAGGATGTGAAATTAATGAATTTAAAATTCACTTGGAGTCATTGTTTCTCGATGGAATGTCTTGGGAAAACTATGGAAAAGACATGAGTGGTTGGCAGTTGGACCATATTGTTCCAGTTTCAAGTGCCAAAAATTGTGACGACTTGATTAGACTTAATCACTATACAAATTTTCAGCCACTGTGGGCTTTGGATAATCTAAAAAAATCAAATAAGATTTAAAGTGGAAGTTCTTCACCAGTTTCTTCTTCTCCTTGACCCTCTTCTTTTTCTTCGCCTTCTTCACCAACCTCTTCATATTCTCCTTGACTTTGCGGTTCAGCTTCTGTTTGAACCTGAACTTGACTTTGTCCTTGTGCCTGTGCTTGCGGCTGTGCCTGTCCTTGTGGTTCAGTTTCTGTTTGAACTTGTACCTGTGGTTGAGCTTGTCCTTGTGTTTGTCCTTGTGTTTGTCCTTGTGTTTGTGCTTGTCCTTGTGTTTGAGGTTCGGTTTGCATCTGACCTTCTGGTGTTGTTTGAGCATCACCAGTAAGAGCTCCAGCTGGAACCTGATCAACGTTTGTGAAGTTTAAAGTTACATATTTCACGATTTCTTCTGCTATATCTATATCACCAAAGAATTGTCTTAGATTTTTTCCAGTATTATCTTTTACTTTTTTAACATAGGCGTTAATAAGAGATTGTGGAATATCAATCAAAGTTCTTACTTTATAGATATCGTTCACTTGAAGAACGGATTCTTTAATGATTTCATCTTTTCTCTTGTTATTACGATAAGATTCAAATTTTCTAATGTGTTTCATCCTATTAATATATTTTTTATAACATATATATTACTTGTAAAAAGTCATTTTTTGTTATTTTGTTCCGAGAAATATACCAAGAAAAATTGCTATCGCTGAAACAACACCAGTTGTTGTCCATCCAGCTATTCCTTTAACTTTTGCTTTAGTTAGATCTTGTTTTAATCCTTTAATGATTGTTGAATCATTATTTCTTTGTTGTTCACATAATTCAAGTCTGAAAATTGCATTAGCTACTTGTAATTTGAGATCTTTGACCATATCATCTTGTTTTTTCATTGCTTCGTCTTGCTTTGTCACTTTGTAGTTTAAGATTGTAATTTTATCATTCATACTATTGATAACACCTACATAGTAAGTATCCAAACTATCGCATTTAATTGAAAGTTTTTCAAATAAACCTAGCAGTTCTGTATTATTGTCCAATTTTTGAACTTGTTCGATAGTTAGAAGAATTCCGATTGTATCACCATTTTGAACATAGTATTGTGGTAAATCTGCTTTTACGAAAGATGTCTGTGAGAATCCTAACATAACTGTTAGAATTAAACCTAAGGTTAGTAATAAGCTTTTCATAATTATTTTGTTTTTTCTTTTATAGATTCTAAAAGATTGTCACCCGTTCTTTTAATTGGATTATCTTTTAAACCTTGAATTTCAGCTTTAGTTTTTAACATACTCGTTTTGAAATCTTTCAAATCTTTATTGGCTTTGGATATTTGAGCATCTTTATCTTTTAATTTGATATCTAAATATTTTATTTCAATTTTAATTTTTTCTAAATCTGTTGAATCTTTTTCAAATCTTTTTTGAAGTTTATCAAAGTCTTTCACTAAATCTTCTTTTTGTTTTTGTAATTCTTTGTTTTGTTTTTCAAGAGATATCCTTTCTTTTCTATGATTTTCACCGCCGAAATACCATTGTGTGAAAAATATTCCAGCTATGAGAAATAGAATCACAATCATAATTGATTTTATGTCCAGCGTATTTGACTCTGGTTTCATAAATAAACTTTTGAGTAGTGTTTTCATTTTTTAATTATTTTTTGTATATTAGCTAACTTAATATATATATACAAATTAATCTCTCATTTTGATGAAAAAAATAGTAAGTTTTGACTTTGATGGAACAATGTGTTATACACCTGAGCCAATAGAGGGTGAAAAGGTTTGGCAGGAAAAAACAGGAACCGTTTGGCCCTATACTGGTTGGTGGTCTAAAAAAGAAACGCTTGACCAAAATATATTTCATATACCCATAAATCCTTTTGTTTATAGAAAGTATCTCGAATCAGTAGCTGAAGATGATACTATGGTTATTTTAGCTACTGGTCGTCTTGTTAAACTTCAAAAAGAAGTAGAGAAAGTCTTGAGGTCTCACAATTTATCTTTTGACTTGATTGCTTGTAATAGCGGTGGTGAAACTTACCGATTTAAAACTAAACTTTTTGAAGAATTAATTAATAAGTATAAACCAGAGGTTTTTGTTATGTATGATGATCGTCACGATCATCTTGTTCAATTCGAGATGTGGGCAAGGTTTCAACCATGTCGTGTTGAGATTATTGATGTGACAAAGTCTGATAAAACCCCTATCGTAATAAATTCAACAAAATAATATGGCAACAATTACAAAAAAGAAAACTAAAACTGAAGTAGATAGAATTATATCTCAACCTTGGAAGTTAGTATTGGCGAACGATGATTTTAATTCCTTTGATTGGGTAATCACTTGTTTAATTAAGATTTGTGGACACGAGTATGAACAGGCCAATCAATGTGCTCATATCGTTCATTTCAAAGGTGAATGTGATGTTAAGTATGGTGATTTTGAAAAGCTTTCTCTTATGAAAGAGAAGCTTCAGAATGCTGGACTTTGTGTAACTTTAGAGGAGAATTAAATTTGGTCTTTTTGATCCAGTCCCCAACCTTTTCTAGCTTCTTGAATTCTTCTACTAGATGTTAAGTGTCTTCTTCTAACATCTAACAGTTGCTTATAGTCAACGCCTTCTGTATATTCAATTCTTTTTAAGACTTCATCAATTAGATTTTGTATTTCTGTGTTTTTTAATTCTGTAAATAAATCCTCTACAATGCCCTTAAAGTCATTCTTAGCATAAATTGCTGTTAAGTTTACAAGTGTCATTACTGTATCATCGTGTGATGAACCATCAGCTGCATATCTAACATTCCCAGCAGATGTAGTGTGTTTGATGAATGTAGTCATTTCTTGGATAGTTTCGTGTTCACTTACAATAATGGATCTATTGTGTAAACGGTCTTGATAATCTTTAACCATTAAGTTTTTATTCTCTCCAACTTTTAGTCCAATCTTTTCTTCTAAAGCATCAACTCGATGTTTAAATCGGAAAAATACACCAGATCCATAGTCATTATTACCACCAAAAACATTTGGTAAGTGAGCTAATAACTCATTACCATAGGTATTCACCTCTAAAACCGATTTAACGTTATCTGAATTAAAATGTTCAAATGATAAAAGATAAACTATTTCAGCTAAATCAGCCACAGATACAATATTACATCTATAAATACCGATTTGTTCTAATCTAACAAAATCTAAAACATCTTTATAATTGGCTTTTTGTGAGTTGATTAAATCAATCGGTTTTGGAGTCATTTTGAATATGTTAATTACTGAATAATCCAAACCTAATCCTTCCGCGACATCAATAGATAGAACTATTTTATATTCTTTTCTTAGTTGTGAATTATAAACCGATTCATCGGTTGACCATTTTAAATCTTGATATGAGAATCTTAACTTCCTATCAAATTCATCAATAGGTTTCCATTCAAATTGTTTTTTGTTTCTGGTTAATTCTTCAATAAGTGCCTCATCTAATAAACTTCTAGATGAATTGATGAATCTTAAATCGAATTCTTGATTGAAAGCTTCTTCACCACCAATATCTTTAATTGTTTCTTTTTTCCAAGTTGTAATCTCTGCGATTTGTGGTAGTTTTACTTCACCAATTGATTCTCTGATAATATCATCTTCAGAACAATCTATTGAATTGAAAATATTAACGACCCACTTTTTCAACTCTTCATTGTAGTATAGTTCGGTGTTATTATTTGGAAATCTTTCTTTTAAGTGATTTAAAACTTCTTCACTTGTTATATTAAATTCTTCTAATTTCTTAGGAAGTAAACGAACATAAGTTATAAATCTTTTTGGAACTTGCCACCAGTAAACTCTGTTAGCTACATAAGATGATTTTTCACCTTCTGGTTTTTCTGCTTCCATTAATAGTCTATGGAATAGATTAAATCCGTTTGGTGTAGAAGTAATAATAATTTTTGAGTTCTCAATGTTGGCAATAGTCGGGAAAACTGACTTATAAAACTTATCAGCAATGTTGTCAGGTAGATAAGCAAACTCATCTAAATAAAGAAAGTCGGCAGATTGACCGATAGAAGCTGTTTTAGTTGTAGCAAAACCTTTAATTCTACTTTTGTTTTCAAATACCATGAACTTTTGGTTCCAGTTTAGAATACCTTGTTGTAAGAAAAAAGGTAATCTTTGATAAATCTCTCTCATTTTATCAAGAACCTCTACTGCTGTGTCTAATTTGTTGGCTGTTACAAGTACGTTTTTATTATTATTGAAAAGAACAAAGTGTAACATCATAATAGATGATGAGATGGTATTGTGTGATAATATACCGTTTGTGTAGTATCTATGGTTTATGTGATCTATTGATAAGTCAAACATAGATGATTTGAATTTATCTTTTTTAATAAGTAAAACCTTTTCTAATCCATTTGTCGTTTGTATTGATTGACCTACTTTCAGGTCCTTGACTCTTATTTGGCTAAATTTATCATCAAATACTAAGTGGTTGTCAGCGCAAACTAATCTGTGTGTGTCTGTATTAAGAATATAATTTGTGTATGGTTGTGTTATATGAATCGAATCAACATTTTCAAATCCTGTGTCAGTTGATGTTCTATATCCATCAATTGAAATAGAATTTAATATTTTTTTTGAGTCATCATTTTCGTCTAATTTAATATTTCTATATTCTATTTTTTCGATGACCTGAATACAAAATTTGAGAGTGTATATTATTATTGATTTAAAAAATTCAAACATTTTTCTATTGTTTCTTTTTTGTTCTTTTTGAATTCAGAATCCCAGATAACTAAAACTTTGAATCCATTATCTTCCGCTGCTTTTATCTTTTCAGCATCTTTATTCCATATTTCTTTGGATGTAGGACCATTTTCTTTAAAAAATGGGTGTGGATAATCATCTTCTTTAAATTTTTCTGGATTCGCATGAAAATAATCACCGTTGTATTCTATTATTTTCATTTTATTGATATCAACAAAGTCGTATGAGTAAAATCCCTTTCCTTTTATTGATAAAAAGTATTCTTTATTTTTTGTTGCAAAATATACTTTATTAAGTAATTCATTTTTTTGATATCCATTTAATACTTCATAAAATAATTCTTGACTGATTCTTGAAAATCCACACTTCATATTTCCATTTTCCAATAGACTTTTTTGCCATTTAGATTGTCTTTCTGAGAATATTTTAATTCCCTCTTCTTCTCCATATTTATCTATACATTTTTCTAAATTAAATGTGGATTGTCTTTCTTTTCTTTTTATTAAAGACTCTTCTTCTGAGAATCCTCTATCCATCCAGTATGATAGTTGAGTGCTGTTGGATTTATATTTATTTATATTTGATATAAATAAATTTTTTTCATCGTCTGATTTCCAATTAATAAAATTTTTTGAAAAAGGACTTCTAGATTTTCTCTCTTCTTCTGTTGTCCTACTTTTATGATTTGGATTATTCTCACCAGAAAACATCTTTGAAAACATTTTTTTATAAACTTCACTCTTCATGTGTTTTCCTGAGTTTTTAGAGGTTGATTTTAGATCTTCATTCGCCATTATGGGAGCATCAGGAAACATTTTTTTATATTCTTTTGTTGTTATGTTTCCATGTTTGAATTTTAAATGTTTTCCGTATATCCTCTTACACTTTTCTCCACATATCCTACAAGTTACTAATTCATTATTATCTATTATTTCAAAACTCATATAAACTTTTTTTATTTTATATATTAAAACGATGGCTTCCCCTCAATCAGGAAAATAGTATCATATATTTTTATTTTAATCCTTTCTAATATTGATAATTTTCTTTGTTGAGATATCATAAAATAGTACAATTTTCCTACCCTTGTGTAAATTTTTAATCCGTTTTTCTCTATCTCTATTATGGTATTAAAATTGGAGCATTTACCTGTTTGCCTACTCGCCATTAGAATATTGAACCGGTTATAAAAGAAGTTATCTAGAATTTCTTTTTGATAATCTCTCAGTTTTAATTTAACCGGTTCACCCTTTTCACCTTTGATCCAACAATATTTTTCAGCGAAATATTGTACATCCATTTTACATTTTACATATTCATCAATCTCTGCGGATGACATTCGGAATGTTAATCCGGATTTTCTTAATCCAATTGTATTTTCGTAGAAAGGATTTTCTATACGAGTCAAAACGAAACCGTTATTAATCTTTTCAGAGGCTTCATCTATCATTTTTGTGTTCCATATTATTTGTTTTGACATAAAGGAAATAAACTTTTTTTACTATATACTTTACATATATATACAAATAATACACTCACTTATGGGAACTCAATCAAAATTAGAAAAAGAGAAAAGTAGACTAACTGATGAATTTGATTTAATTCAAGAAGAAAATAGAGAGTTTGATATCAGTCAACACTTAGCAACAATCGATGATTTGCCAGATTTAGGTCAGATCGAGTTGTATGATTATGATGCTGATTTAACTATGGTTACTCAGAAGGGTATGGAAGTTCTTGAATCATTGGTTGATCTTTATTTAGGTGAATTTCCAGAATTGAAACATAATGCTTACATCAGAAATAAAGTAAAGGAGGATTCACTTGTTTATGCGGAAACTCTTTTTTTACAAAAGATGACTCGTAAAAACTTTCTTTCACAATTGAGACAAGTTGATAATGGTGATAATTCTGCTAGAATGCACGAAGTTATCAACCAAACTATTAGAGAGGTTCGTGAGAACTCTAAATTTGCTTCTACGATGAGATCGGATTTAGAAAAATTCTACAAAGATTTCAGAGGTGATTTGATTGAAGTTGCTGACAAAATGAAACAAAATAAATCACAATCTACATCTAATGATTCAGAAGAAGATGATGGTCAAGTGGTTGATTCTAAGAAATTGAATGATATGATTAACGAAGCCCTTTTAAAGAAGAAAAGTTAAAGCTTTCAAAGTTCTTAATTACATTTGAGTATTCTAAATCAACAATAGTTTCGTTAAATTTCTTTGATTTATTGTGAGTGTATTCTTTAACTACAAGAACATTATCTACTTTAAATATCTTTTCTTTAACTTTCAATTTAACTTCTTTTTCAGTTTTTAGAAGTAGTGATTCTAAGACATGATTAATTCTTTTAGCCAACTCAATGGCCGGTTTGCTATCATCATAGAAGGTAATTTGAGTATAATCAGTTATTTCTTCATTTACTATTTTATCCATTTCAGTTTTCAGGCCAATTAGATGTTGTAAAATCAGTTTAACTTTAAGATGTGCTATATCATCTTCATTTTTATTAAAAAATGTTTCTGAAATAAAGTAATAGTTTTTAATTTGAAGTCCTAATTCCTTTAATTTTTCTTCAAGTTTTAGAATCTGTTTTTCATAGTTTCTTTTAGTATTTTTAGAACAGATAATATAGATATCGTCATCTTGATTTATTATCGGATTAAAGATTGACATATCTAATGTGAATGGAATATTCTCAACTAATTCTTTATTTAGATATTCTTGCATTGAAATAGCAAGATTTGAAATATCTGCTCTATATTTTTTTGATGCCAATTTAACTTTATTCATAAACTCATTGGATAAGTAAAATGTTTTTCCATTGAATTCTAATTTGTTATTTTGATTTCGGTAGATTCCTGATTGGAATATTCTGAAATCTGAAGGTTCAATTTTTAAAATAGGAATATTAGGATTCTCTTTAGAAACAATCCAGGGCTTTGATTCTGTTTTCAATAAAATATCTAAATCTATAAAATGAGCAGCATTTATCATATATCTATATATTAAAAAACCCAGTCATTTTTGACTGGGTTTCTTTTTATTAAGCTATTTCTTTTTCTATTGCGAAATTGTATAGTGTTGTTAAGTTTACATGTTTTAAAAATCCTGTTCTAACATCTTTGAGAGTTTTAGATTTTTTAAGAATTGATATTATTATGATACCAAATTCTTCTTGGAAGTCAAGTTGAACTTCGTGCCAGTATTTTTTGTAATTTTCACCATCTGTCCATTCTTCATTTCCACCTGATAACCAATATAAACATTTTGAAGGATCAATGTTATAATAGTCAGTATCGTTAATTTTAAGGTTCCAAATCTCATCATTCCATTTTGATTTCATTCTCATTAAAATTGCCACCGATTCCGCTAAATCCATTGTTACTTCTGTGCCGATTTCAAAATAATAACTATCTAAATCCTTACTTATTTTGATAAGTTCTGAATCCCAAACATTGTTGGGTCTCATTACAGCAACTTTCTTCTTTTTCATGTTAATACGGTTGTTTTTTTATATCTTTTCAGATTGTAAATTAATTCCTGATTTCCATTTGCCTCTAAATTTTCCGTTTTCGAAAATACCATTAATAAATGTTCCATGGAAATTACCGGATTTGAATATACCATAATGCCAATCGCCAGAATAGAAATCACCAGAATGCCAAATAAGAGTATTATTTTTAATCTCTATTTGGGCCATTTCAATTTCAGAGTCGATTAACCAATAAAATTTATTAGATTTAAGTAGTGAGTCAATTTGACTCTGTGATTTGATTGATTTGCCATCAATCAAAAGTTCTTTGTATCTCATATAATACTATCAAAATTCTTATAGTTATATATTGATGTCTAAAAATCAGTTTGGAGTAAAGATGGATTTTTTTAGAAAAAACAAAAAACCCAACTAAAATAGTCGGGTTTGTCATTACTTTGAGTTACTTAGAATTCCTTTTCAAGAATAGTTTTTCTCTTGTTGTTAAGGAATTGATTCCTTTCTCATTTATTTTATCAAGTAAATCATCTATCTCATAATCTAATTTCATCGTTGAGTTGGATTCCAACATTGTTAATGGTTGAATATTGGAAAGAGTTTTTTCCATATCTTCTGTTAGTGCAAAGGAACCATCTTTTCTAACAACTGCGACAACGATTCCGTTCTTGATATCAACATAAGCCTTAGAAAACTTGGCTCTCATTTCTATCATAGATTCTGGAATAAGAGGAATATTATTATCTTCAGCTAGTTTCTTATATTCTTCGATTGTTGAATACTTATTCAAACTTACTGATATTACATTGAAATTGTTGAAGTTCATATTCTTGTTGTTTGTTTTACAAATATAGTAAATATTTTTAAATAAAAAAGAACTTTAAAAAATTATATATACAAATAGAAAAAATAAAACCACTCTATGAGTAAAATTTTAACCAGAAGTCAATATTTAGATACATTGAGAAATCAAGCTTATACCAGATATACCGGTATAAAAACTAATGAGGCATTTTCAAATGACGTGAATTGGGGGGATTCTTGGGTTGGTCGAATGATAAATTCTATTATCAGGAAAGGTAAAGTTGCTGTTAATTTAAGAAGAATAGATTCTTTAGGTAAGAGATTGGAATCTCTTTTTGATGAATTGGTTGAATCTGGTAAAATAGTAGCGGATAATTCAACTAAATCTTTCATAACAACCAGTTGTCTTTTAGGTCAGTTGGAAGATATGGTTAAAGGAAAAAAGGGAGATGAGGGAACAGAGGAAGATATACCAAATATCATTTCACATATTACATTTTTGATTGGTCAGGTTCAGGGTTATAACCTTAGAGATAAGGATGAGTTGATTGGTGTTTTAGACGAGTTTATGAAATATTTAGAAGAACTTCTAAAAAAACAAGGAAAGAGTGAGGATGATGAGACTGGTGATGAAGATGAAGTTGGTGATAAAGAGTCTAAAGAGAGTGGTGATCCAAATCAAATATTTTTTCAAGAATCTAAAAAGTTTTTGCAATCAGTTGTTGATTTACATAATATGATTAAAAATAATGTTGTTAGATTTTCAGAAGAAGAATATGGTAAGAAGTTCAATGTAGGTGTTCAATTTGATTTAGCGAAATTCAATTCACTTAAAACTACATATGAAAAGGCTAAGCCAGAGAATAAGTTGGCAATTTTGAGACAGCTTGTCCCTATGATAGAGGCTGGTTTAGATTCTTATAAAGTGAAAAAGGATAAAATAAATACTACTTTATTCGATTCTTATTTTAAGAAATACGCTGGAATTTTAAGTGGTATGGAAAGAGATTCTCTTGATAAAAATAAGAAAAAGGAAACACCTCTTGATGATTTAAAAAATTTACCAAAGGTTGAGAAAACACCAACGCCAACTAAAAAGTCAGTCGATGAGATTGCTAAAGAATTAGAAAAAAAATGGATAGCTTCACAAATATCTCAAGGTAAAAACATAAAACCTGGTCAGGGGACTCGAGAAAGATTTGAAAAAGAAGCCAAAAGAATTGCAAATGAATCAGTTATTTTTGAGGAAGTTGAACAAAATTTAGAAAAAGGAGAAAATCATGCAAGAAACGCTTGGAAAAAAGTTGTGGATGCTTATAATAAATCTGGTGTTACTAAATATATTCCGCAAATTGAAGAACTCTTGTCAACTGGCATCAAGGATGGTAAGGAAAAGACAATTCAGGCCAAGAAAAATATTATTTTAGTTTGTAAGCAAATTTTAGCTAATAAATCAACAGTTGGTAAACCGATTGCATTCGATGATTTAATTAAGGAAGGATTGTATGATAATGATATGCCTAAAGCTATATCTTTATTCGGTAAGGTATTACTTTCATTTAATGAAGATTTGGGATTAGCTGGTGCTTATGGATCTAGAGGAAGGGATGCTAGTGGAAAACCGCTTGGTACAAATCCATTAAAAGTTTTTGTAGAATCTTTCAATGCTCTTGAAAAAACACTTTCAAAACTTGGAGGTTCAAAAAAATCAGAATACAAATCAGGTGATATTGTAAAGTATAAGCTTTCAAAAGGCGGAGAAGGAGAGAAGGAAATTATCAAAATTGAAGGAGATAGATTTTTCTTCAAGAGTAAGGATGGTAAAGAATTATCTGCACCTCTTAAAAGTATAACCGGTAAAGTAGAAAAGAAACAAGAATCTGTTATCACAAAATATGATAGTTTTAGAAAATTATTTGAAAAAACTGAAGGTGTTGATTATGATGAAGTTTCTAATAAGTTTGATGAGTTATTCACGGATGAAATAATTGAGAAATTTCAAATTGAAGAATCGACTATTGAGGAAATTAAAAAATCTGGTAAAGAGGGAGACACCATATTAATTACTGGTGCTGATCCTATTATGGAAATCGTGAGATTGTTCCAAAGAGCTTGGAGAATGCACACTCCGGGTATAATTCCTTCTGGAAGAACTGGTGGTAAAGTTTCTACTTCAGTTTTTATGGAATATGAAAACTTGGGTGATAGGGATGGCACTCCTGATTCGCCGGGTTCTGGTCCTTATAGGAATATTGAGCTTTATGAGAAGTGGAATGAGGCTGTGACAAACATATTGAGTAATACTAAATATAGAACGACTATATTTAGTGATGATGCTAAGTTTGCTTGGGAGTATGATAAAAAAACCGAAAGATCTAAAATGCTAATTGATAAAAGTAATTTTAATAGAGGTACTGAGGGTAAAGTTTCTGAAGTCTCAAAGCCACTTGGTAAAATTTTGTTAAGATTCATCAATAATTTATTAACGGATACCGAGATGTATAAGAAAAACGGTGCACTGCCAAAATTTTTACAAGAATATTTTGGACTTGGTGATGATCAGGTAAAGGAATTAGGCAGTCCTAACTTTGGAGGACCTTTTTCGAAAGATAGTGATAAAAATTCAGGAACAGCTGACGATATGCCTACTCAAACAGTCTGTAAATTTGTAGATAGAGAAAAAATATCAGATTTTATAACCAAATCTGATATTTTTGGATTTATTTCTGAGAAAGTAAGAAACAATGGTGTTAACGATATTAAAAATATGTTAATAAAGGTTACAACTGATGATAATCCAGTTTATCTTTTATTTTTAGGTATAAGTGGTACTGATAAAACTAAGTTATATTTCTTAATGTTAGATAGTATGTATTTTGATCTGACTAACTTTAGGATGGGTAGTACAACAGATAGAACTACCCGACCTAAAAAGGTCGATTTAATTGAAATTGAAACAACCGAGAAATTAATTACGGAAGGTGAATTCAAATTTACTAAGTGGTCACTCTTAACTGAAAACAGTAATCCGGAAGATTCAAGAATTAAACCAAAGAAAATTACAATTTTAGTTGATAAAAATGAGGATGTTTTCTTGGATTTGAAAATGGAAAGATTAAAAAGAGAATTCAAAATAGTAAATAGAATAAAAAAACAAAAGAAGAATTTATTATGAACAGATTATTAAATTTTGAGGAATACTCAACTAATGAGTTATTTGATTTTTTGAGTAAAAAATATGAATTCGATTCTCGTGCTAAAGAAGTTTTCAAAAAACTACTTGATAATATAGATAATTTGGAAGTTCAAGAGTTTGCTGATTATAGAAGAGAGGTTTCTTTGAGTAAAAATCCAAAAGAAGAGAGTAAAGAAGTTAAGAAAAAAGAAGATATTGAAGAAGTTGAAGTAAAAGAGGCTAGAACTATGAGAGTACCGAGAGTTCAAAAAGTGACTCAAACTTCTCAGACTGTAACAGGAGAAACACCATCATTCAAGCAAAAGTACAAACAGGGTGGTGATATTAAAGTAACAGTAATGAAGAATTACTCAAAACATAGAACTAGTTCTAAAATATGGGGTTCGGGAAAAGAAAGTACTTTTTCTTTAGCTATTAATAATCAACATTTTATAAGTGATGAGAGAGGAAAAGAAGGAAAGCTTTTAGTTAATCCTAAGATTGCTGTGATGTATTGGAATTTTCTTTCAGATATTGGTAATGTTCAAGCAAAGTATAAAAAAAGAAATATAAGTGAATCAGAATATGATTCAGAAATCGATAGGATCAAGAGTAAATATTCGGTAGAATTATCAAAGTTTAAATAAATAACTAAAAACCCTCGAAATATTTGAGGGTTTTTAGTTTTATTATTCAATATATAGATTTATGAAATTCTTAAAAGATTGGAAGCTTTTTCTCGAAGCAGACGAATTTGAGCCTGAAGATAATACTCAACAGACTGAAATTACACAACAAGGTGATATTTTGAGTAAAGAGAATGATAAAGCTAATGGTGAAGCTCTGAAACAGATTCAAACAGATTTGAGTTATTATAAATCTAAATCTCAGGTTATGATGGATATTTTCAAAGACTCTTCAAAGTTAGAGTCAGATCTGAATTCTCAAATCCAACAGAAAGTGTATAATAATCAGAAAGATGCTAAAAAAAGAAATAAGTATTTAGTTGATCTTGAGGGATTATATAGAATGAAGAGAAGAGTAGATAGGACTAATCTTGATATCATTGAAAATACGAATAGAAAGGAAGGAGTTCAACAACAAATGAATGACTTAAAAGATAGGTTTAATCAAAGTGAGGATACGACTCAGAAAAATAAATTATCTGAACAGATTGAAAAGAGTAGAAATTATCTAAAACAATTGAGTGATACAGTTATTTCTAAAAAGAAGGAGTTATCACAATTAGATAAAAACTACCAAGAAAAGAGAAAGAAATTTGAGATGATGATGAAGACAGAAGAAAATAGAATTAAAGATTTAAGTCGAAAATAAAATTTAAATAGCAACTAGTCAAAATCGACAAAAGTCACATTTTTTTCTTAATATATAACATAAATAAAAAATAATATTAAAGAATATGGCAATTCAAATCGGTAAATACAAAAGACCAGGAATCTTCATCGAAGAATTTGATAATTCAGTAATTTCAAGTCCGATTGTAGAGGGAATCACAAATACCGTGATTGGAGTTTCCAAAAAGGGACCAGTCAATACTCCAATTTTGTTAAAAACAATCGGAGAGTTGGAGAACATTTTTGGACCTCTTGATAGACAACTAGAGAGAAAGGGATCTTTCTTTCATAGAACAATATCTAAGATGTTAGAGGCATCTCCAATATACGCTATTAACTTATTGTTGACAGATGATACTCTCGATCAAATTGAATATCAATCATTATCTTGTCAAACAACTGCACAAAACGATATTGAGAGAGTAGCTCCTTATAGAAGATTCTTTGATACTACTGGTTTCTGGAAAAGAGATACTGACTCTTTCTTGAATGTGGCTAAGGCTAATGTTGATTATGAAAAGAGATTATTAAACTTCACTAACTTATCTGATAAGTATGTGACTATATTTGTTTTCAAATCACAAATCACTGGTTTCGATAGAAACTTATTAGAGTGGTATGGTGGTATTGAGAAAATGCCTCCTTATGTTTACCCTACTGATTTAGCATCTGACTATTTAGTGGATGTTGTGGTTATTGCCGGAGATTATTCTGATTATAGAAGTTTATCTGTTGATCCAAGATTCTCTAACTACTTCTCAGCAACTGGTTTGAGAAAAGATCAAGTTAGAAACTTTGCTAATGATAGAAATATCACTACTCTTGGTTACTTGGATGGACTTTCTTTAATTCCATATTTTAGAGATTTGAACGGTAATAATATCTTTATTGAAACCGTTATTAATAGAGGTACAGACCAACACGGTATTTTCTGTGCATTTAATATTGATTTGTTTGAATCAGATTATCCAAAAGGTTTAGTTGACTTGATTGGTAATAACATGGTTGGTGATGATTTAACATCAAATCCACCAACATCTGATTACACATATTATGGATCTTTGGATTCAAATGATGGAACTTCAGATGGTGAAATTACTATTGATTATCTTTCTTATAAAGAAACTATCACTGAAAGTAATCCATTTACTCAGAAGGTACTTGATAGACCGGGTAATGTTATGGCTTTATTTGGTACGCCGTCATATAAACCTAGTGCAGCTGGAGCACACTCTTATTTTAATAATACTGATATGCCTGGTGTTTTAGGTGGTATTAAAGAAGGATATGTTAACTTAACAGAAAGAACTTATTGGTTTACTGAAGGTTATGTAAATGATTTATTTAGAGATAATACTCAATTTGTAGTTAGTGGTCAAACAATTTCTGTTGTTTATGATGTAGATCCTACATCAAATAACGCGTATGGTGTAATTAACAGTCAATTAGTTGATATTACAAATACATCAAATGCTGGTGGTAGTAATGGTGTTTTCAACATTAAATCATCTTACTACTCAAACTCTTTAACTGCGACAAATTCATACTATGTGGCTTTTGCTCTTGATACAAATGGTAACATTAAATCATATCAAACATCCACATTCAATACACCTCCTTTGGTTAGTGCAACTGATGTTGTACTTGGTTTTATGACATTTAGTTGTCATGCTGGTACTTTCTCAGGCGTTAATTTCACTGATTTAACAATCGGTACAGCAACTGGTGGTGGTGATGCGGCATTTAAACAACTTGAATATGGTGTTGATTTTCAATATACTATAACTGGATCATCTTCTGTTAAAATTGAATTTTTGACTACAAATAGTTCGATCACTACAAGAGATTATGCAAAATATAGAAGATTAAAAACATTTAATACTCTATTGGATTATTTGAACTCTTCTACATCTAACAAAGGTTGTATGTTGTTAGATCCTCTTCCTAATCTAGCACCTTTAAATGGTTACAGTGAAAAGGCAAGCCTTTCTTTTATCACAGTATCGGATATTAAAAATGTCAATACTTTGAATAGAAGTTTTGTTTTGAATACTTCATTACCAATTACAAATTCAAATCCTTCAACAAATGTTGTAGTTGATGATGATTATGTTGATAGTTATTTTGAAACTGCTCAGGATATAACTTCAATATTTGGAGCTGCAAATCCACTTCCTTTTGTTATCTACAAAATAGATGATGAGTTTATTTTAGGAACAGATGGTGTTGAAACTAAAGCAACAATTGCGGCTACTATGGGTGTGGCAGCTAGATATTCAAATTTCTATCAATCATTCTTTGATGGTTTAATTAATGTTAAGGATGTAATTTACCAAAAAACAAATTACTCTCCGATTACTGCTCAATTCATCAATGGTGAATCTGTTACAGCTTCACTTGCTGGATATGATTATTTAGTATTTGGGGTTAAAAATAGTGAGTTGAATTACTTAAACCTTACAAGAACTAACATCATAGATAATAATAAAAACTATTTTGACGCAGTGAATGCTTCAGGTGCTGGTTATAAATTCTTATTGACTGGATCATTGAATAGTGGTTCATTTGAAACTAAAAATGATGAGGGACTAGTACCAGCTGATAACCCATCATTGGGTGGATATGTTCCACCATTTTCTTTCCCATATACTGCTACTAATAGAGCAGATATGTTAGATCAGTTATCAGGTTACACTCTTGGATTAACATCATCTGGTACATATAGTTTCTTTGCATTTGAAATTAATGAGAATGTTAAAGATGAAACATTGAGTAATGTTGTTAACTTGTTCTCTTATACTAAGGGTCTTGATGATCAACCAGTTTATCTTGATATGGGATTAGATGCAAACCTAAACTTGATTTGTAAATTCCAAGATAATGAGTTCAGTGCTACTGTTCCATTACAAAGTGTTGATATTGCTGGTAATGCTCTTTGGGCAAACGGAACAGTTTATGTTAAATCACTTGATTCTAACTATAAGCAAAGTGTTGAGGTTGAATATCCAGCAAACTATATAACAACTCCAAATAAGATTCTTGTTAGAGGTTCTAGATACTCTGAAATTAAAGTTGGTGACTATTTAGAAGCTTATTATGATGGAACAATTTTAGAAGCAGACCAAATGCCTAAGAAACTTACAAGAATTCTTAGTAAGAGAACTTGGAGTGGAGATGCTACATTGGTTGAAATCAGTTGTGATTCTGAAATTAAGATTTCTACATTCAACGGTGATCCTCAAACATTTAGATATACATCTATCAATGATTATGTTTCTACATATAAAGCAATTAGTTTGAAAGGATTTAGAGTTAGACAGGATTCAATGCCTGATGGTACTGAGGTTAAACAATCAGATATTCTTGACTTGGTAGCTAAAGGAACACCTTTATTCAAGGCTATCACCAATAAAGAAGCTTTTGACTTCAGATACTTAATCGATTCATTCGGTTTAGGTTTGACTGAAAGAAGTAAGCAACAACTTGTTGATATTTGTGGTGAGAGATTGGATGTATTTGGTATATTAAACATGCCATCTATGAAATCATTCAAGAATTCATCTTCACCTTCATTCGTAAATTCTGAAGGAGTTCTTCAAGTTGAATTCATCGCTGAAGGTGCTGATCCACAAAGTAGTCCAGCATTCCTTTACTCATTCGGTGATGGAAAAGGTACAACAACAGTTGGTTATTTCACTCCTTATTTAACTGTAAATGATAATGGTAGACCTGCTGACGTTCCTCCATCAGCTTATGTTGGATTGACATTTATGAGAAAACACAATTCAACAGTTACTTCAATTGTTCCTTGGACAATTGCGGCTGGTGTAACCAATGGTAGAATTACCAACATCGCTGGTTTAGAGCAAGATTTCTCTTTAGAGGATATCGAGTATTTGAACCAAGCTCAAATGAACCCAATAGTGTTCAAGAGAAATAGAGGTTACATAATTGAAACTGAGAATACAGCTCAAACTCTTTATAGATCGGCTCTTTCTTATATTCACGTAAGAGAAGTATTGATTGAACTTGAAAGAGAACTATCAAGAATGTTGTTAGATTTCCAATGGAAATTCAACACACCTGAAATCAGATCTGAAATCAAGTTGAGAGCAGATGTTATCTGTGAGAAATATGTATCAAGAAATGGTTTATACAACTACTTCAACAAGTGTGATGAAGAGAATAATACATCTGAGATTATTGATAATCAAATAGGTGTTCTTGATACTTATGTTGAACCAATTAAGGGTATGGGAATTATTGTAAATAACATTACAATTCTTAGAACCGGAGCAATTCAAGCAGGTGGTTTCATTAATTCTTAATAATACTTTCCAGATGGTTAGATAAGTAAAATTAAAAACCCAGAGAAAAATTCTCTGGGTTTTTATTTTATCGAAGATCCTTTATTATTTAAATTTATTTGCCATACTATTCATATTGTTCATGTAGGAACTTGGATTAAAATTTGGTTGTGAACCTTGTTGTTTCTCTTCTTCCTTTTTCTTTTGTTTTTCCTCTTCGTCAGTTAGTTCATTGACAATTGAAATATTTTCCTCTAACATCCAGAAGGGCCATTCATCAATAGATGATTCAGCAACATGATAATGTTTTTGTAATAAGAGTTTATTTTTTAATAAAGGTCTCAAAGGCATCATGAACAACGAAAATACTTGACGCTCCGTTGGGAAATGACATATCAGTGTGGACCTCCACTCCACACGAAGAACAGGTTTTAACCAATTCTTTTACACCAAAAGTCATTTTACCAACAGCGGCATTTAAAAACTGAAATGAAATATCATCAAGTGATTCAAATTCTACTAATTTAGCTTTAATTCCCTCATAAGTAATAGTATTTCTACCATTTAACATAAATGGAATAATCTTTAAGAACGCAAGGTTTGGAGTTCTCTTTTCGTTATTTTCTTTGATGATGTACTCAGCAAATGATTTTTGTAGACCAATATTTGGTGGGGTTAATTCAAACTGTTTATTGTTGATAGTTATAAAAAAGAAAGAGTTTTTACCTCTATCATAGAAAGAATCTAATTTTTCATCAATTGGATGAAATTTAAAGTTCATTCTTTTTAACTCAATTGAGTTCTCAGTTCCACAAGAACATTTTACATTGACAGATAAAGCATTTCCTTGTTGGAAAGTTAATTCTCTGATTAGGAAAATTAGATATAGTCTATCTTGGTCTTTTACATCAAGATAAGTGCCCATTTTTCCATCTGGATATTTAACTCTGACACAAGCTTGGAGCATATCGTTCATTTTCTCAACTATATCATAAAAGTTATTATCATCAACCATTGAATACGATTGAATTTCTTTGACTTGTGCGGCTCTCACCATAAAAGTTGTTCCTTGTGGATAGAATTTACCACATGGAAGTTCTTTTATATCAAAGGAAAGAAATTGTAAATCAGTTGTTCTTGTTCCAGTTGTTTGATTAGTTGGCACTATATTATCAAAAAAACCACCGGTCGTTTTATCGCCAGATGATTCTAATGAATCTATGTGTTGCTTCAGATATTCTTCTTCTGACATGCTATTTTTAGACATAATAATTAGTTATTTTTTATAGGTTATATATACTTATATCAGAACTTCCTTGTTATGTTCATACATTTAGAAAAAAATGACTTTTTTTAATTGATATATAATAGAGACAAAAAGAATTAGAATATATAAATTATAATTAGGTCAAACTAGTTATTCAAAAAATAATATAAATAAGATGCCATTGCCACATTTTACACAATTGCAAATGACCGGTTCTCCAGGGGGTCCAGGTACTCAGCCTCAAGAGCCAGTATATATGAATTTATTTGAGATAACATTCGTGTTACCTACAATTTTACAAGCTCAGGGTAGAGATCCTGTGTTACTTTTACAACAAGCTAAAAATTTTGATTTGAGTGTTACTAACAAGGATATTGCATCTAGTAACCAACGTTTCAAATATTCAACTCGTGAATTCTTGAATGCTGGTCCTGATAAATCTTCTGGTGAATTTAACATTAAATTCAACGTCAACGTGAATAGTCAAGGTTCTATGGAAACATGGAACACTTTAAGAGCTTGGTACGATTTGGCTTGGAATTCACAAAATGGTTATCTTCATTACAAGGCTGATATGATTGGAACAGTTATTGTGAATCAGCATGATAAAAAAGGTCTAGTTTTAAGAAGAGTTACTTTCCAAAACTGTCAATTGTCATCCGTTTCTTCTCCTAGCTTAGATTGGGGTGGTCAAGGTATATGGGAAGACTGTGATGCTAAATTTGTATTTGATTATTGGATTGACGAGTACATTGATAATAACTTCACCATTCAACCTCCATTTGTTGCAGGTTACTAATAAAAGTAAAAATCAAAAAAAACCGATAAGATTTTTTCTTATCGGTTTTTTTAATATATAATAATAAAATTTAACATCGGCAGCTGCGAAGGCGCAACGGTTGTAAATAAAAACTAACCAATCTATTTCGGAGATAAAAGTGAAAAAACACAACGTGTAAATAAGACTAAAAGAATTAGACTATTAAAATTGAAATACACTTAAAAAATAAATTAAATTATGAAATATTTAAAACTATTTGAAAATTTTGAACAACCAGAAGGAACTGGAAAAGATACCGCTTGGGAGGTGGAAGTTGATGGTGAGACTGTAAAAGTAACATTGGCTGATGTTATGAATTATCTTGATGATTTGGTTGAGATAGAACCTGAGGAATTAAAACATCTTTTAATTGATGTTGAAAGAGATCCAAAGAGAGTTGGTGCTGCTGATTTATCATATCCTATTATTTTAGTTTCGAGTGGTGAAGAATATACTTCTATAATAGATGGACAACACAGAGTTGTTAAAGCTCTTAGAGATGGTGTTCCAGTTAAAGCTAGAATACTAGATTTAGATAATGCTCCTGAAAAGTTCAAGGCTGTTTTTGGATAATCTTAAACCAATCTTCAATTTTCGACTATAAATTGAAAATCATTTCAAATGAATGCGAGTATTTATTACTACTGATTGGCACTTTGGAGTTTATCTTAATAACTTAGATAAGTGGCTCAATATGATGGAAGATTACTTCCAAAATTTCTTTATACCTTACTTAAAAGAAAATGTTAAACCCGGTGATATTATGGTACATTGTGGTGATCTTTATGATAATCGAACTTCTATTCCGATTATAGCTTCTTATAAGGCTGAGAAAATATTAACTGAAATATCAAAAATTCTACCAGTTCATTTAATTGTTGGTAATCACGACCTTTGGAATAAAGGATCCAATGATGTTAATTCAGTTCGACTTTTTAATTTTGTTGATAATATTCATGTTTATACTGAAACTTCATCTATTCAAGTCTTTGATAACAAGTTAGTACTTATGCCTTGGGTTGAGAAGAGATTAGATATGATTAAAGAGATTAAGAATAACCCTGGTGATTATCTGTTTTGTCATTCTGATTTGAATGGTTGTAGAATGCACCTTAATTCAGTTGCTCATCGTAATCCTGACAAAATTGATGTTTTAGAGTTTAAAGGATATAAACACGTATTTTCGGGTCATATTCACATACGTGATACACATAATAATTTTACATTTGTGGGATCACCATACCAAATGGACCGTAATGACATGGGCGATCAGAAGGGAATCACAATTCTTGATTTGATTACAGGAAAGATTGATTTTGTTCCTAACACACATTCACCGGTATTCAAAAAATTCACCATTAAAGAAGAATCTGATATAGATGAATTAGATACTTTAAAAGATACTAAAGATTATATTGATTTGACTATTTCTAATAATTTATTGGTTAATAATAGAAAATTGAGAAGAAAATTAGAGATGTTGTTGACAAGTGGTAATTTTGCCTCAGTTGAGTATTTGAATGATATTGTTTTGTCGGAAGAAGAAAAAGAAAAAAGTCCTCCAATGACTGAGGAGGAATTACAAGTTTCTATTCAATTAGATTATGAGGAATTTATCAGGAAGTATATTATTGACCAGAAATATGAGAATGATAAATTTAAATCAGGTATGATGAAAGAATTTACTGATATTATTCGTGTTTATAATGAGAGCTATAAAGTAAAAAATGATTAAGTTAGAGAGAGTTTCTAAACACTGAAGGAAAAAAAGTTGAATTGTTTAAAAACTATCCTATATAAAAATATTTTAATAAAAATTCAATTAAAATATTAATTATCTAGTGTATATATGATTAATTTAATATATAAATTAAATTAAAATTTATGTCCGAGATAATTATATTTATACTTATATCCACAGGTACATTAGTATACCTATTTCTAGCC